GGAACTGTCCTCTATACTGCCCCATTGAAATCTGCGAGTGCGCCCCCAAGAGGTGCCCCAAAAGAATAGACCCCTTCCACCCGCACAACCGGCACTCAACGTAATCCTCGGGTTCGGTCTTCCCGATCCAATAAGTAGCTTCCTCTTTTACCCGGTCTTCTTCCATTTTACGCTTACATTGCACGCACCGTAAGTCGTGTTCCTCTCCCAAGAACTTCGACCCTTCCCAGGAAACCCCACAGGAGGGGCACAACACCTCTTTCTGGTCTCCCTTACCGAACCCGCCCTCTCTATGCTGACTCGCCAAGGAACGTGCCTCAGTGAGCTTCCTGGAGCGAATCAAGGCGTCGGGGAACTTCACCCTGTACTCGTCTGCCGTAACCCCGTGAGAAGCTTTCAGGTGTCGAGCCAAGGTCTCTGCCCGCTGCCCGCAAAGAAGGCACCTGACGTAATCTGCCCCTTCAATAAGGACATCCCATCGAGCTTCTTCCTGCCCTTCCTTGTACGCGAGGTGTGCCGCATCCCCCGCTTCTCTACGGTGCCGGAAGTGTCCGGCAAGACCTCTCTCCCCATCTACGAGTTGCCCGCAGACTGGGCACGTTCGGTCGTACTTGCAGTCATCACAGACGAAGGTACTCCGGTCAAGTTGAGCTGCCTGATTCGTCTTGAGGGACACTTCTGTCCCACACACGGAACAGGGGACCGACACGTCCCCATACACTCGTGTCGTTGCGATAGACCTCGCCGTATTGGCAGCAGCACGAGCCTGGAGGGTCTTGCCCCTCTGCTCGAAGGCGGTTTCCCCAAAAGCATCCTTCCAGATGACCCGAAGGGTGTTGGGGGATAACCCGAGCCTTTTGGCTACGGCTTTGAAACCTTCATCTGTGTGAAAGGCTCCGAGGATCTCTTCTTGTGGTGCTTTGGAACGAGGGGCTCCCATCGGGTCTACCTCCTATTGCTAGGAAGGTAGACCCGATGGTTGCGACCGTCAAGAGGTTTGTGAAAACCTCAATGATTCCGGGTGCCTACAATGAGGACCGGAGGTTGAAAGTCAACACGATGTACAAGAGGGGGAAAACAGGCGAATAGTACGCTTCGACCTGAGCGACCGTGGGGTCGTCCTGAGCGACGCTTGCCTTGACACCCGTGTAGGCGCTGATGATCTGAGCTGCGACCAACCCCTTGAGCATCATCGCCAGGCGACCTTCGATCTGGGACAGGATTCCCGGCAGGAACTTGATGCCGATGAACTGCTCCAACACCGAGCGGGACTGACGCTGCACCTCGTCTGCGATCTGGATGACGGTCGGCAGCTTCGAGAGGGTCGCGTTGCCCTCGGTCGTCGCGCCGGTCATGTCGGTCGTCAGACCGTGACGAACACGGAGGTACGGGGGCTTGTCCTCCAGGATGGTGACGCCCTTTACCGCCGTCTGGTTCTGCTGCACGGCATCGAGAGCACGTCCCAACTGGGTGAACCCTACCAGACGGCGACCCGTCCACGGGGTTGCCACGTCCGTGTTGGGCGATACCACCGACCCCGCCAGCGCGGCGGCGAAGTAAGTACCGTCCACGATCTCTTCCCGGCTCGACCCGTCCTGGTTCGAGAAGGTGATGATTCCCTGATCCGGGTACACGAGACGGAAGCGGGTGTTCATGATGCTCTGAGCCCACGAACCCGCCGTTTCCGGAGTCGTCCCCGACGACACGCCCGCGATAGCAGTACGCTCATTGCGGTACCTGATGCTCGACTGGATACCGCAGGAACGAGCCAGGATCTGGTACAGGCTCAGCGAGTCCCCACGGAGGGGCACGATGATGTCGGGCTTCGCCTGACCCGGCAGGACGCCTTCGAGTTCCGTGACCGCATCACGGTAGGTCTCGATGCTTGCCTGATCCGAATCCTCCGCCTTCGGCACCTGCTTGATCCCGACGAGGACCGCACCGTTCAGAATCGCCAGGTAAGCGGCGAGGCTTACGGGGTTGTCCGTGGTCGCGGGTCCGTACACCTGCTCGATGGTCTTCATCTTGGTGTAGAACCCGGTCGTGAAGTCGTTCTTCTGGTAGTAGTAGGACACGTAGTAGATGTCCCCGATAGCGGGTTCGTTCCCACCACGCTTGAACGTCTGCACCAGAGCCGTATCACCAGATACGACACCCGAGGTATTCGCTACCTTGAGTTCGATACCCGGGCAGGCGTTGTGCGGGAGGTTCCCGTCACAGAGGAACGTCTTGCTGACGTTGATACGGAAGGTCGCAGAAGCGCCCGTGGGGTAAGAGACCCACGGACCGTTGTGGTTGCTGCCCCAACCTCGCGGGAGGATGGTGAAAGTCAACCCGGTCACTTCGTCACGGTAGGTCTGACCTACAATGCCGTCCTGTCCCGAACCGTCGTTGAGAACCGACGTATTGATAGTGCCCGAACCCTCAGGGTTGTTGGAGATCACGAAGAAGCCCCCAAAGGCTGCCTCGCCTGCCCCGCCGTCACCAGAAGTCGCTTCCAAGCCCGTGTCGAACCGCAGGGCATTGGCGATCCCCTGGAAGGTATCCGACACAGCGACGGTCGAAGAAGCACCCAAGTTCACAGGGTTGGTCGGAGCATCCTGAACGTACAGGTACTCCTGACCCGCTCCGTCGAATACCGTAGTCGCAAAGGCAACTACGGCGAAGAGCGACCCGAAGGCGGTATCGAACATCCACCCCGAGAAGGAGTTCGTGTTCCTGTGCGCCATCAGAGCCGCAGCCGTTACCTTGGCGGGAACGGTCACACGCAGGGCAACCGCACCCGACGAGAAGCCCAGAATGCCGTTGGCGCTCCCGCTCCCGAGGGTAATACGGGAAGTCGTATCGGTCTCAGCACTCGTGAGCCGGACACCCGCGCCTTCCTGCCGAACCAGGAACGCTGCGATGACTGCAGCCGCGTTTCCAAAGGGTGCCGCAGGAACCGCCGCCATCGCTGCGACGATCTGACCAAGTACCGAGGAAGCACTCGTTACGGGACCCAACGGAGTCGCCGTACCGCCCGCCGAACCCGTAAAGGTCACGGTCACGGGCACGCTGTCCATCTCGAAGGAGAACACGTTGTTGGCGGAAACCACGCCCGACCCGTCGTAGAAGGTCACGACGGGTTCACCGTTGCTGTCCATACCGCCGGAGAACCCGACCCGCCCGAAGATCGAAGCGGACTTGACGACGGCACCCGCCGCTGCCAGACCGTAGTCCCCGACCGACAGACCGGTCTTGGAAATTCCGGTTACGGCATCAGTCGTGACCGACTTCACGGTCAGTTCCGTCTGCGCCAAGACCGCTTGGTAGCTCATCGAACCGCCCATACCGGGAAGCAGGCTGTTCCGCAGGATGAGTCGGTCGTAGGGCTTCGCAGCGCCGCTGGCAGGTACTTCGTAGACACGAGCGATGGGCCCCTGCACCAAGGCAGCCTGAGCTCCGCCGATGCTCGCTGCCGTATCGAGACCCGCGAGAACAGCAAAGTCAGCAGCCGTACCACTTGTTGCATTGATGAACTTGATGAACCCGTAGGCATCCAGCCCGGGGCGCTGGAAAGTGAACACCAACTTCCCGTCTGCGTCGGGGGTGACCTCAATACGCAAACCGGAATGGTTGAGGCTGCCGCCGACAGCGGTGTTGATGACCCCCTGAAGTCGCGTCTGAACTTCCGTGGCAAGAGCCGTGGGGGTTGCATAGGCACCGGCAGTGATAGTAGCCTCGGCAGGAGTCAGAGCCCCCGACGTAGCGCCAGTGTAGGCGAGCATGATCTTGTCGTGCTTGCCGAGAGCAATCGTGACCGGACCGTCGAAGTTCGTCGCGGACTTCATCACAGCGCGGGAAGCAGGGTTGTAGATGATGTAGGTATTGCCGCCAGCGGGAGCTACGCCCGTCCAGCTTGCTACCGTCGCTACACCGGTCGTTCCCGTGCCGGGTGGTCCTCGTCGCGTTTCAAAACAGACATCAGATGTACTCACTCAGCTTCGCGGGTCCTGCGCAGCAGCCGCCATCGAGGCGGCTGCGGAGTGCCGCGCCCGCTGGGGGCG